CAATAGTTTAAAGCACTATCTCGAATTTATCTCTTCGACTTAAGGTAGTTAACTACCCACCAGCTAGATAATCCGGTCTGGTCCTTAGTCATACTCTTCGTATAGCCAAGAAAATCGGGCATGAGTTCGACAGATTCCCGAGCAATGTTGTCAATATTCTCAAGAAACCCTGGGATATCCAGTCCGAGTCTGTATTTATCCCTTTTCATGCAGAATTCCACGAACGCCTCCTTCATTGGATGATACTTCACATTCTCAATGATAGACAGTTGTCGCAAAGCAACCATCGTTGCTGACCATACATCAGGATCATAGTACCTCTCTTGCTCCATCAGCCTACCAAGAGCTCTGTAGGTTGAATAGACGCCTACGCACATTCCGTTGACCCTATAGTTGATGTGGTGCCATCTACGGAGATATACGCAGTCATGTTTGCTCACGTACTGCTTGCTCTCATTCATCTCTTGCCCATGTGCAGTATATGAACGCATTACATCCTCCACAGTTATACCAGGAAACGTGAGTATTCCGTCATCACCTAGACACTGTGAATTTGGGTTTAATTTGGTGTGTTTATTGAGTGCCGCCTCATATTGGAGAGCTCTATGGGCTAGGGTCTCATCGGCATTGGTCCCACCAGAACCACTTCCCATACCGTGTTTACCAGTACGGATTTTACCATAGTCGTACGCAAGAGGTATTTCGTACTTAATGGGGAAAACGTCCTTCAGCCACCAGTACCAGGCACCAGGTACAAGCAGGTCGGAGAGGATGCTTCTCGCTGCTTCTTGCATGTCTGCATTAAAGTGCTGATCGAACTTAGAGAAGTCTGTGCAGATAACCACGTCGTCCACACCCTTTGTATCAAACATACGTGTGATACGCTGGTCGACTGTTTCCATGCTAACCCAAGCAGGAACCAAATTGAATTTCTGACATGATTCAATTAATGGTTGGTAAACCTGCAGTTCACAGATATTAACAGCGTATGGAAACATCCAAACCACACGTTGTTTAACATCCGCCTTATCTGGACCGCCTTCTTGTCCCCTCCATCCTAAAACGGCGCAAACACCAAACTGCTCCATGTCAGGAGAAGACATAGAACCGAGTTTCTGCGCAGTAAATGGCAAATCCTCGGGCATGTTCAGCATTTGCATCTTTGAATTTGCATCGCAAAACAAAGTTTTCTTGGTGACCGCTCTTCGTTTGGTGAAGTATGGGGAACCGGAATTAGTTGACTTCTTCATTAAGTCAACGGTACGCTGCTGACTTCTAATTCGCAGTCCACGTATGCTATTAAATTCGCTCACCACAGCTTTAATAGCACTGTCAGATACGGGCTCCGACTTTAGGCAAATATCGTCGTAGTAATGATCAATGTCCTCAAGCCGATCCTCCAGCGGCTTCATAATTGACATTGGTCCGACCTTAGCCCTTAGGTCGTTTTCAAAGTCCACAAGAGTCGGCCACTTGTCAGTGATCGATTCAAGTGTGG